CTTTTTCGACCCCCCCCATTATATTTCTGAAAAAAGAAAAGGAGCATAAGGAGCAATGATTAAGAAGACTATTACGTATGACACTTTCGACGGCGCTAAGAAGACCGGTGATTTCTTTTTCCATATGAACCAGGTGGAATTCAGCAAGCTGAACGGCGAGATTCCGGGCGGGCTGGAGCATCGGATTCAGGAAATCATGAAGAATGAAGACGAGGATGGTCTGCTGCGGCTGATTGATCTGCTGGTGAGCCGGAGCTATGGCAAGGTTGACGAGGTTGACGGTGAATTTACGAAAATTGACAGGAACGGCCGTCCGCTGTACGAGAAGTTTGTCAACAGCGATGCATACGACAAGCTGATCATTGAGCTGATTCAGGGAGAGAAGCCGATTATCGCTTTCCTGACCGGCATCATGCCCAGCGAGATTCAGAAGAAGATGAACGAGGAATTCCAGAAGCAGCAGGCGGAAGGAAAGATGGGCAATCTGACTCCTCTGCCCGGCGGCTCCAACTGATAGAGGAAGGAAGTTCGGAGAATGCTTCAGATTGAAGTGAAGGGATCACTGCTCTATGACGAAGCGGCCAACAAGGTTGTGAACGTAAAGGGCCAGACGCTTCAGCTGGAGCATTCCCTGGTCTCCATTTCAAAATGGGAGGCCAAATGGCACAAACCTTTTTTGAACAACACAACCATGACACCGGAGATGAATCTTGATTATGTCCGGTGCATGACACTGACGCAGTGTGTGAACCCGGAGATCTACAATTATCTGACAGTGGAAGATATGCAGAAGATCCGTGAGTACATCGATGATCCGATGACAGCCACGTGGTTCCGGAACATGAACAAACGGCCGACGCGGGATGTGATTACCAGTGAAATTGTGTACTACTGGATGGACACGTTTGGCATTCCGTACGATCCATGCCAGAAATGGCATTTCAACCGGCTGATGACGCTGATCCGGGTGCATGACGAAAAGAGTGCACCCGGAAAGAAGAAGATGAGCCGTCGGCAGGCGGCCGCCCAGTACCGGGATCTGAACGCGATGCGGCGGGCCCGGATTGGAACCCGGGGATAACACGCAGGATTGGAGGCGCCCTGATGGGACTGATCAAAGTAAAGCACAAGGGCAGCTTCAATAACACTGAACGTTTTTTTAACCGGGCGCTCCGGCAGGACTGGATGAATGTTCTGTCCGATTACGGTCGAATGGGTGTGGAACTGCTTCGGAACGCGACGCCTGAGGAATCCGGAGAAACGGCCGATAGCTGGGATTTTGAAATCGAAAAAGGAAACGGAAAGATTACGATCGCCTGGACGAACAGCAATGAAAACCAGGGGGTCAATATTGCAATTCTGATCATTTACGGCCACGGATTATGGAACGGCGGCTATGTGGAAGGGAACAATTTCGTGAATCCCACGATTTTGCCCGTGATGCAGGAGCTGGCGAACCGGGCCTGGAGGGAGGTTACGAAGTAAATGCCTGGCGGAAACGATACCCGAATTGTACAGATGCAATTCGAGAACAGAGATTTTGAACGGAATATCGCCAAGAGCCAGAAATCTCTTGAGAAATTCAAGAAGGAACTGAACTTCAAAGAAACCTCCAAAGGGATGGACAAATTCTCCAAATCTGTCAAGGATATGGACGGATTTGAAAGCCTGGCCAACAATATTCAGAAGCTGACGGATAAGTTTACCGGTCTCGGTACGATGAGCGAATTCGTGCTGAGCCGGGTCAGACGGTCGCTGGAGGGCATGGGTGACAAGGTGATTTCCTTCGCCAACAGCCTGACGACCGTACAGCAGCAGGCTGGCTTCGTCAAATATGAGAGCCTGAACAAGGCCGTGCAGACGCTGAAGAGCGCCACCGGCAAGGAAGAGTCGGAAATTTACGGCATTCTGGAACGTCTGACAAAATACACGGACGAAACCAGTTATGACTTTTCACAGGGTGTTACCTCAATCAGTCAGCTGGTTTCCAGTGGTGCGGCAAGCCTTGGAAAAGCGGAAAAGGTCGTAGAAGGTTTCTACAACTATGCGGCAAAGGCCGGCGCTGACGTAACAACTGCTTCGCACGCACTTCAGTTCAGCATGACACAGGCGCTGCAGAGAGGCTTTTTGGACTGGAGCAATGCCAAGGAGCTGAATCGGCAGAGTCTGTTAACCGAAGATTTCAGAAAAACGCTGATTGAAACCGCGGTAGAATTGAATGAGCTGACCAAAGAAGGGGATAAGTATTATACTTCTTCCAAGAAAGGCAGCAAAACCAAAAAGATTGAAGTCAACGCGACCAATCTGTTCAACGACAGTTTGCAGCACCAGTGGGCAACCACGAAGGTCTTGAACGCTGCGCTGATCAAGTATCAGGATACGACGACTGAGTTCGGCGCACAGGCGTATGCGGCCGCTCAGCGGTGTACGACTTTCAGCGATGCTTTGAACGCCTGGAAGGACATGCTGGCGACCGGCTGGATGCAGACATATCGGACTGTGTTTGGCGATCTGAGTGATGCCATGCAGCTGTTCAGCGGGATCTGCAATAAGGTCAGCGATGCGTTAAGTGAGCTTTCTGCTGCACGGAACAAGCTGCTGAAGAACTGGAAAGGTTCCGGCGGACGCGACAGCCTGTGGGGAATGCTGGTCGGCGAGTTTGAAAGCCCGGATAATGGCACAATGTACGAAGGCACAAAGGGGTTGCTGGACTTCATTACCGGGACCGGGGATCTGATGCAGGACGCTTTCTGGGATATGGTTAAAGAATCCATGAGCGAAGCGGACCGCAGCCAGCTGGAACAGTGGGCCGGAAACACCGAAGCGTTAATGGCTTTGATGGACAGCCAGGGTATGCTTGACGGCGCTAACGAAGAAGAGCTGGCCATCCTTCGGCAGTATATTGAAGATAACTTCGGTGAACGTGGAATGCTTCAGGCTTATCTGGGCACAAAGCTGGCCGAAGCGACCAAACAGGTTCAGGAATTCGTTCAGAGTATTAACGAATGGTTCAGTAAGACTGACGAAAAAGGCGTTACCCGTTTTGAGAAAATTAAGAATGTCGTACAGGCAATTTTCAATACGCTGCGGTTTATCGGGGAGATTATTGGTGGCGTATTTGACTTCCTTGGGGAGATATTTGCCGAGGATCAGCTTGGCGGAGCTGTCAATTCCATTCTTGAGTTCTTTAACACGCTGGCGAAGGCGATCACCGGCAGCGAAAACGATATCAGCAAGAGTGGCGGCATCACTGAATTCTTTCACAATCTGGCCGAAGCGGTAAAACCGATTACCGGGCTTATCAGCGAATCAATCGAGACGATCACAGAATTTTTTACAAGTCTGATTTCCGGCGGAGAGAAAGCAGAAGGCCAGACGAATACATGGGAGAAGATTAACGAATTCTTTGCAACGATTGCTTCCATTCTTGGGAATATTGGGCAGCCCATTATCGATACGATCAAACAAATCTTTACTGCCTTGTTTACCGGTGAAAAGAAATCGGATGATGGTGAAGGTCATATCAGCTTTTTTCAGGTGCTTCTGGATATATTGCTGAAGGTTTCCGAGGTTGTCGGGAAGGTGATCGGATTTGTCGGAGATCTCGTTGCCGGTTTCATTGCATGGGGGAAAGAAAGCGGAACCTTTACCAAAGTATGGGAAACAATCAAATCCGTCGTCAGTTCCGTATGGGAAACTCTGAAGACCATCGCTGCACCGTTCAAGGAATTCTTTGGCAGCATCGGTGAAATTCTGAAAGATCTGTTCTCGAATGGCTTCAGTTCTGAAAGCCTTGCGAGAGCCGGCGAGGGATTTAAGCAGGCATTCGGCCGGCTGTTTGGCAATCTGGACGAAATGATCGATCCGATTGCAGAAAAAATCAAGGCGTTCTTTCAGAAGGTATTCGGTATTTTCCATTCGGAGACAGAAGAGGGCGTAGAAGACGGTGGGCCGTTCAGGAAGATTGTTCAGTGGATTAAAACGGGATTTGGTAAAATTCCGGAAGCGATCAACGAACTGGCTTCCTCTTTTAAGCAGAGCAAGAGCGTTGTTACGCTGTTTGATGGTGTTCTGATCGTACTGGATGAACTGAAGCAGCTGTTTATCAAGTTCAGGGATCACTTTGGTTTTACCAACACCGAAGCCGCTTTGATCATTGGATCGATTGTTGGACTTGTGGTTCTGATTGTCAAAATCACGAAAGCTGTGCGCCGCCTCGGCGAAGGAATGTCCACTCTGGGCAGCGCCATGAAGAAATTCTCCCTTCTTGGGGGAGAGAAGACCGAAAGCCCTGGCGACAAAATGCTGAAAACAGCCATCGGGCTCGCGATCATCGCAGCGGCTATTGTTGTTCTCGGTAAGATGCCGTGGAAGGAGGCCGTTCAGGGCCTGGTGGCAATGGGTGCTATCATGGTCGCGATGGGTTTTTTCGTAAAAGTGATGGCCAAGAGTATCAAGAATCTGGATTGGAAAGCCACCGGCATGATGGCGTTAGCTCTCATTTCGCTTGGTACAGCAATCAGTAAGATGGTTCCAATGCTGAAACTTCTTGGCGGGATGAATCCAACGGAATATCAGCGGGCAATCTTGGGATTCCTGACAGTCCTTGGGGCAATTGGTGCGTTCTTCTTTGCTGCCGGAAAACTGGATATCAACTTTAAGAAGCTCTCGGGCATGATTCCGATGGCGATCGCGATCTGGATGCTTGTCAGGATCCTTTCCAAAGTTGCGGATATGGATCTTGAAAAGATCAAGCGGATGGGGTATTCGCTTGCAGCCATTATGGGTTCGCTGTTTTTAGTTGGTCTCTCTGTCGGAAGGGCGCCTGCGAAAACCTTCCGAGATATAGGATTAATGATTGCAGCAATCAGTTTGCTTATATTCAGTCTGAAGGGGCTGGCAAAGGCATCTGAAGAAGATTTTCAACATATGGCCGTTGGCTTTGGCGGTTTAATTCTTGGCTTACTGATCCTTACGGCGGGCATTGCTCTGATTAATCGCAAAATCGGAGGAATGAGCGACGCCGGATTAAAAGAATTAGCCTATGCTGCGGCGGCAATGGCATTATTGGTCTTTGCGCTGAAACCACTCGCGGACATGAACGATATGCAATTGACGCGGATGGGAGCATCTTTCAGCGCGTTAGTCGCCGGCCTACTGGTTCTGACCGCCGGACTTGCCGCGATCAACAAAAAGACATTTGGTATTGGCGACATGGGGCTTAAGCAGCTGCTCTGGGCGGCGCTTGGAATGTTCGCCATCATTATGGCTCTTAAACCCGTTGCCGATATGGAATGGGGCCAGTTAGGCAGAATGGGTGCCGTATTTGGTGGAATCATAGCCGGCCTTCTTGTGCTGATTGGCGGCTTGCGTCTGATTGAAAGTAAACTGGGCGGCGGAATGAAGAAAAGCATCAGCTTTGCCGCTCTGTTATCACTTGTTTTGGGTATTGTCGCTCTGATTGAGGTACTGAAACCCGTTGGCGAGATGGATGACGCGAAGCTGCAAAAGATGGGTCTCGCGTTCAGCGTACTTGTATCTGGTCTGGCCGTTGCGATCGGCATCATTCAGGGAACCGCCAGCGGATTCGGCAAAGCGCTTGGCAGCATCGTTGTGATTGCGGCACTTGTCGGCGCCATGTCAAGAATTATCAAAATCATGACCCCTCTCGGGGAAATGGATGACGGTAAATTAATCAAAATGGGAGTCAGCTTTGCGGCGATTATTGCCGGCCTGGCGATCACCATGGGAATGGCCGCCAAACTTTCCAAACTTGGAAAGAAAGGCATGGTAGGCATCGGAATGATGCTTACGTTTGCCGCTGCTATGGCTGTTTTTGCCCTTTCTCTGAGAGCGGTGAAGGACATCAGCTGGCAGCAGATGATCGCTTTTGCCGGCGGTTTCTCGCTGATGCTGGGAGTCCTTGCACTGGCTGTTATTGGGCTGAGCAAAGTTGATCTCACAGCAGGCATCAAAGGAATCTTTCTTCTTGCGGCGGCCGTTGCTGCAATTCTTGGAGTAATCAGCCTGATGGCTCCGCTTGTCGGAAAGAGTCTTGGACGCGGTATTTCCAACCTGATGGGCGAACTGGCAATTATTCGAGATGATATATCTGATTTTGTCGGTGTAATGAATGGCATCAACACAGATAATCTGCTTACGAAAGCCAAAGCGCTGGTCGACACGGTCAAAGAGTTTGCCGGAGCCGCGAGTTATAAAGAAGACGTATATTCTTTCGCGGATCAGGTCTTCACTCTTGGGGCGGGTCTCCATCTGTTTGATTACTCAACAAAGGAAATCGGTGATCCGGAAGGCTCCAACGCATTCAAACTTCTTGAAAAACTGACGGGTCTGAAGGAATCCCTCAGAGGAATGGACATACTGAGCAGTGCTGCACTCAACATTGCTGAACTGGGTGCGGGTCTGTGGGTATTCAACGATCTTGGTGGCGATGTACCGGAAGGCGCGGACGATACCCCAGCGTTGAACCTGTTGACAAAACTGGCAGACAGTGCAAGCGGTCTGACGACGATTTCAGAACTTCCATTGTCACAATTGGGCGATCAACTTGGTAAACTCGGTGGTGCCTTGATGCTTTATGCAATGGGCGCAGCAGAAGTTGCCGATATTGAGTCGAAAGGTGACGGATATGTCCCGGATGTCAGCAAAGCGTCCGAATTCCTGCATCAGGTGATTCAACAGCTTGGCGGAGAGGAAATGAAAATTGAACTTCCGACGTTGCCGGACGAAACAACCATTTCTGGCTTCGGAAGCGAGCTTGCCGCTTTGGCGGGGGCTCTTAAGAAATTTATCACGGAATCGAACGGAATTAACGGCAATACACAGAAAGGCTTAAGTGCGATTGGATTTCTTGCGGATATCAGGAGCCAGATGACGGATGACGCCATTCAGGCGGTAACATACTTCGGCGAAAAGGGTATCAATATGTTCACCCTTGCCAAGTTCGGTATGGAAATGGTCGTACTGGCAAGCGGATTGAGCGCGTTTATTAAGGCGTCCAACGGTGTTACCGGAAAAACGCAGAAAGGTCTGGACGCCATTCAATTCCTTGCTGACATTCGTGAAAGCTTTGTGAACAACAAGCTTGAAAACCTGCAGTTCATTAAGGAATTCGACCTGAAAGCCGAGGATCTGACAGATGACGACTTTAAGCAGTTCGGACTCCAGATCGAAAAACTTGGTGAGGCGCTTGGCAGCTTTGAGGGTCATGTGGAATTCACCGCTGAACAGGCGGCCGCTTTCGGAAGCGGTATTGAAGCGCTGAAGACGTTTGTTGCTCTACAGAACGAAATGCCGAAGACGAAGGGGCTCAAGCCGTGGCTTGAAGGATATGCCGGAACGCTTGGCGAGCTGGCCCCTGATATTCGTCATCTTGGAACGAGTCTGAAGGATTTCAGCGATGCACTTACCGCTGATCAGGGATTCGATGCAGTTCAGGTAGAGGCTGCTGTCAATTCTTTTGCGGTCATTGTCGGAACATTCAGCACGCTTGTCGAAATTATGCAGCGGATTCAGGAGATGACCGGAAAGGTCAGTCAGCTCGGTATCAGCGGCGGCATCGACAACCTTTATGGCAACCTGCTTGTATACCTTGGGTATGGCAAATTTGATCAAAATGGAGCCGTTAAACTGGCCATGAAGGGCGATACCTGGCTGCCCGACATGTTCAGCGTGATGAGCGACACGATGACCAAACTTATAGACGGACTGACGAAAACAGATGAAAACGGAAATACGCTGGCCTCTCTGATTGCAAAGTTCAACGGTGATATGAGCCGTAACCTTACAAAAGAGGGGCTGGACGAAGAAAAAATCAACATGGTTTTCACTTCGGTAGATGCCGTAACAAAGATGCTGAGTGGATTCAGCAGCGTTCATTACAACGGATCGCCGGTGACCACTTACGTACAGGAAGTATTGACTGATATTCAGGCTGCGCTTCAGCCAGATGCTGCAGCACAGTTTGATCAGCTGGCAGACCTATTCAGCCGGATCGGCGGCGGATTTACTGCACTGATCGTTGCTGTGGACAACATCGACAAACTGAACGATGTAGTGGAAAACCATATGGCTGCCAAGATGGCACACGTGATCGCGGATATTCTGAGTGCGTTCAGGGATTATCTGAATACAGATCTTGCAGACGTCCCTATGGACCAGTTGACCGTGATGACGGATATTATCTATAAGCTTGGAAACGCGATGACATCCATCAGTATGGCTGACACCGAAAAGTTTATGCCCCTTGGTGAGCAGATTGCAAACGGTATTGCCGCCGGCATTATCGGCGAAACCGCTGTGAGCACCGTTACTGCAGCCATTCGCGGCCTGCTTGAGGGTGTCAACGGGAAGATCGCCCTGGAGATGGGATTCTACGACAATCTGACCCTGGGCGAAATGCTGATGAATAATCTGATCCAGCAGGGCTATGACAGCGTAGACGATGCTCCGATTTCGGAGATTATGTCGATCCTGGACAGCAAGGTGACAAATGCTGGAGAAGAGCAAAGCTGGAGTTTCCAGGATGTTGGCTACTATTTGGCAGCCGGTATCGCAGTCGGTGTATCCAGTGGAACGTATCTGATTGAGAACGCGTGCAGGGCAGCTGTAGCGGCAGCCCGGGCGGCGGCCATGAGTGAGGCCAATGCACATTCTCCATCCCTCGTGTTTGCGGAAATTGGCGGATGGCTGAGCCAGGGCATGGCAATCGGCATTACCGACAATCAGGCAGACGTGATAACAGCAACGACAAATCTGACGGACAGCGCGATTACCGGCGCGGCAGACGCCATGGCGACATTCTCGAGCCTTATGAGTCAGGACATCGACGCGAATCCGACAATCACGCCTGTGATGGATCTGAGCAACGTGCGGAGCGGAGCGAATTATATTAACGGCGTGCTTGCTGGAAACAGAGATCTGAATCTCAGTACCGGCAGCGGCGGCAACTATGCTTCCGATTCGGTGCCGAGAAGCGGGCGGACAACAGGCGAATACCAGGGAACGGATCTGACAGGCGTCAATGCCCGGATCAGTGAACTGGGATCGCGGCTTACGCTGATGGGTGATCAGATCGCTCATATGCAGATCGTTCTGGACAGCGGAGAACTGGTCGGGTCGATCTCAGGCGGTGTAAGCTCGAACATCGGACAAAAATCGGTTTACAGGCGGAGACGCAACGCGTAATGGCGGCGCTCCGACCTTTTTATGAATCCATCAAAGCGGAAAGGAGATCAGGAACCATGATTCAGGGCGGAGTCAATCTTGGAACCGGACGGAAGCATTCCATTGAATTCGGAGACGGAACGCTTTATGAGGCCGGTGCAAGCGATCACAGAGAAGGTCAGTTCAAGCCGACTGTCGGGCATACGTACAATGACTGGTTCCTGATCCCTTCCTCGCGTCCGACGGTAGCGATGCCGGGAACGGACGCGAAGTTTATTACGCTGCCTGGGCGGGACGGCGATTTCGATCTGAGTGAATGGATCCGAAAGGACCGGCCTGCCTATCGGAATCGGAGCGGCAGCTTTGAATTCTACGTTGAAAACGACAGGGAATATTTTATCACGATTTTCCAGAAGGTATACAACAGCCTTCACGGAAAGAAATTCAAAATGGTACTTTCGGACGATGATCCTGGGTACTACTACGAAGGCAGGTTTGCCGTCAGCGAGAGCCGGAGCGATCCGAACTGGAGTGTCATCAAGATCGACTACAATCTGCAACCGTGGAAGAGGCGCTGCCGGGAAATCAAGGACGGCACGATCTGGGATACGATGAATTTTGAGGCGGATTATGATTACGACCCCTGGAATCCGAATGAAATTGAAGTATCCGGCGGTGGATTTTGGGATGTCTGGGGAGACGGATACCCGTTCCCGATCGAAGTAACCGGAATCAGCGGTTCGGTCGACGTCACGTTCGGCGAAGAGACGCAGACCGTATCGGCCGGAGAAACAAAAAAGATCGGGCACGCGAAATACGGTTCCCAGCGGATTACATTTTCCGGAACCGGCACCGTGTCCGTCAATTGGCGGGGAGGAAGTCTGTAAGATGTACAACATTTATATCAACGAATTCCTCCGGGACGGACACGTGCAGAATGTCGAAGAGAAGATCTACGAAATCCCGGGGTATTATCCGGAAGAGGAAATGCTCGACAACCCGAAGGTCAAGAATGAGATGGGGAAAGCGGGCACGTTTGAATTCGGGATGCAGCCTTCAAACCCGTGGTATTCGAGTCTGATCCAGATGAGAACGCGCTTTCGTGTTGAGAAGGATGAGGAAACCATTTTCTTCGGCCGCGTGTTGAGCATTGACACAGATATGTACGGAAAGCGGACGATTCACTGTGAAGGCGCTCTGGCTTTTCTGCTGGACACCCTGATGCAGAGCACGAAAGAAGAGGAACGGGAGAAGATCACCATTGTCAAGTACATTGAGGATCTGATCACCAGTCACAATAACCTGACGGAAGCCTGGAAGAACTTTGAATACGGAGAGATTCCAGGACATTACAGCGCTTCTATTCGTGCTGAGCAGAAGCCGGATCTGGACGAAACCAAGCTGGACAAATACGGAACCGGCAGCTGGACGAGTATCCTGAACTGTCTGGAAGATCTGACGAGCAAGCATGGCGGTTATCTGCGGGCCAGGTATGAAAACGGACATAACTATATCGACTGGCTGCGGTTTTACTACAATCCGCAGAAGAACAATCAGCCGCTGAAGGTCGGCGAAAACATCATTGATGTGAGTAATACAGTGGATATGAACGGTATATTTACCGCACTGATTCCCGAAGGGACCAAGAACGGAAAGCCATTGTATATGGACGATCCGAGAGCGTATACGGTTCAGGTTCCTGTAAGAAGAAAGAAAACAACGCAGACCGAAGGCGGCGAAACAGAACAGGGCGAAGGAGGAGGTAGCTGATGGCAATTGATCCTGGCAGTCACACCTCCTGGATCACATCGATCATTACTCAGATTGGTGACTGGTGGAAAACATATATTAATCCTGCTGACACTGAAGAGGATGATGAGTACGAAACCGTGTATGTGACCGAGATTCGCTATCTTGGCCCTGTTCGGGAAACGAAGTATATTCTTGTGAATGAAATGCCCTCATTCTTCACGGATGAGCAGCTGAACGTTGGCTATCACACGAAAGAAGAATACGTACAGGCCAACGACAAATACGGATATATTTACAAGCATCAGAAATTCGAGAATGCCGATACGGTAGAGAAGCTGCAGGAATACGCTACGGACTGGATCAAGAACAACTATCACGGTGGGCTGACGAGTTTCGACATCACTGCCGTTGACATGCATCTGATGAACGAGGATGTAGACCAGTATTCCTGCGGAGATCAGATCGATGTATATTATCCCGATCCGGATTTACGCCAGGAAGTTCAGCAAACGCTGACATGCATTTCTGCCGAATACGATCTGTATAATCCGGACAAGGACAAATATAAGATCGGAATTCCGGATTCAACACTGAGCAAGGTTTACGGAGAGACCGTCAAATCCGGCGGCGGTGGTGGCGGCGGAAAGAATAACGAAGAGGAAAACGACGAGGAAGACGACACCGAAGAGGAAACGCTGCAGGATCGGGTCCAGAAACTGATATCCTGGTTGGACGAAAACGGATGGAGTTTCTGGAGTAAGCACCTCCCTGGCGGAGAAGACGGGACAGAACAGAGTGATCCTAATTTACGCACGCCAAAGTCGAGAGATGTTACAAATCCGTTTGAGATGAACCTGATGGCTGATAATCTTGCTGTAGGGCTTGGGAAATTTGCACGGGGCGAAATCAACAATCTCAAATCCGCCTATACGAATATTACAGGAACTCTTACAGCCGCCAAAGCAAATATCAAGAATCTAAGTTATAACGGTAAGTCCATGACGGTCAACGGATCAAAGAAGTTTAAAGACGTGAATGGGAACGAATACAGTCTTCCGATCATAAAATTCGGAGACGATTGAGGAGAAAAATCAAAATGGCACTGAGAATTCCCAGCCTAATGAGCGAATATGTCGATAACTGCATCGACGAGACCTCGTTTGATACTTATGGCCGGGACAATCGCCGGCCGATTCATGATGCAATCAATTATTCCGTCGGAATGACGCAGGTGATGCATATTTGGTGCGAAGCGATCGGACTGTGCGTTGAGGACGGCAAGCTCTGCGTGATATATGGAGGCGGGCAATAATGGCTGTACCGAGCTTTATAACCACAATCCCGGCAGAGGTTCAGGCAGCTTTGGATGGTGTCCTTACGGATGTGTATTCTTCGGAAGTTCGGCAGGATATTGTGGACGCATTGACGTGGGGGATCAACAACACGACGCCAATCGCGCAATTTTTGAACGACCTTGGACTGAACGTGTGGGATCATAAACTGTGTTACACAACGGAGGATGTGCTACCTGTATACCAGGAGATTCCGGAAGAGATCGCAGCAATTTTTCAGGAAATTCTGACGGATGTCTATGGTCCGGATCTTCGGAAAGCGATCGTTCGTGCACTTCGATTGGCAGATGAGTATACCTCAAGAACTGCAAAATTCATTGAGGACCTCGGCCTGACGGTCGTAGACGGAAAACTCTGTGCAATATTCTACCCGGACGGCGTGTGAAAAACATGCTCTATTATGGAGAGAGGAACTTTCCTCTCTTCTTTTTTCATTATAGGCAGGTGAATCGATTTGTCACAGGTTAATAAACCAATCATTCTGGATGAAACCGGGCAATCAGCGAATCAAAAGATTCAACAGATTGGCAACGAACTTGACGAAAATAAAGATGCTCTATCTCAACGATTGACAGAGCTCGGGCTAAAGATCGATCAACGCGCCGAAAGTGATGCACAAAGTTTGGCCGCGATCGGAGAAAAAATCGATGCATTAAGCGAACGACTTCCTTCGATCATTGAAGCGATGGATCGTCTTGACATTATATATTACGTCGAAAACGAATAAAGGTGGTGAATATCTTGTCGCAAATTATCAAACCAGTCATGCTGGATGAGACAGGGCAAACTACAAATCAGCGATTAAACGAACTCGGTGGCAAGGTAGACAGCCACAAGGATACAACTTCACAAAGTCTGGCGACACTCGGAGGAAAGATCGACAGCCAGTCAGCTGCTTCAAGTCAAAGTTTGTCAACGCTTGGCGGGAGAGTAGATGCGCTTGGCGTTAAAATGCAGAACATTGCTGATGCCATCGAATCTGTTCATTCAGTGAATGGTATGACAGGCGATGTAGTGATCGATTCCACAACCATTAAGACTAGCAAGCTCGATCCGAATAGCAAGTCCATTGCTCAGTTTCTTTCGGAAGAGCAGTCTGCGGTCGACACGGAGATGACTATGCTGCGGGCAGCGATTGGGAGAACCCCTCTGACATTTGCGACGACACAGATCGAAGACGATGACTATCTGCTGACTTTTACGGTTGGCGTTCCGGAAGAGCAGACAGCGGGAGGAGAGTCTTAAATGGTCAGATCAGTAAACGGTGATCATGGGAGCTCCGTTATCCCGATTGAAGGCGATGACTATCTGTTTCTGGGTAGAGGTCGTCACGTATGGGTTGATGACAGTGATGTTCATATGAATGGAACCAGCGGACAGACACTTTCACAGGGAATCGTTGCTTCCGGCAACAGTAAATACAACCAGATGAAAAACGTTGGCGCGGTGATGAAGCTGATGCTGTTGCTGCCGTTGGAAACGGAAGGTGACTTTCTGTTGACATGTGACAGCGGATGGGCACTCGAGGCCTGACAAAATCAAAATGGAAGGTGATTCTATGAAGATTAACTGGATTGTACGAATCAAGAACAAGCAGTTTTGGATGCATTTGATTCCGGCACTGGCACTGGTGGTGCAGGCGATCGCAAGCGTGTTCGGCTATACGCTGGACTTTTCGACACTGGTCGGAAAGGTGTTGGCGGTAGTTGACGCGGTGTTCGCGCTGCTGGTGATTCTGGGTATTGCCGTTGACCCGACGACAAAGGGCGTTGGTGACAGCGAGCGGGCACTCGGATATGAGGTTCCGTGGAATGATGAAGAACACGGAATTCAGCCTCCGGATGACGCCGACCAAAACGAATAATGATATTTCAGGCACCGGGACCCGGGTTTCAATGTCCCATTGGATGTGAAAACTGTAAAATCCGGGAGATCACGAAAAGATTGGAGTGAAGGATCAATGGAACCTTGGGTACAGACAGCAATTACGGTGATTGGCAGCGTCCTTGCCAGTTCAGGATTCTGGGCATGGTTGATGGCTTACAGAGACAAAAAGAGCGCCAAAACACAGATGCTGCTTGGGCTGGGGCATGACAGAATCGTTCATTTATGCATGACATATATTGAGCGCGGGTGGATCAGTCAGGATGAGTACGAGGATCTGACGAAGTATCTGTGGACGCCGTACAGCGAACTCGGAGGCAACGGAACAGCCGAAAGGGGATTTATGGCAGTGAAAAAGTTGCCGATTCATCATATCAGTTATGCACAGCAGGCACAGGCCACACAGGGGATTAATCAGCAGCAGAATCCCGTATGAATGGATTACGAACATCAGGACTGGTGGTGATTCCTGAATGTGGATGAGATGTAATCCGAATCCGGCGCGAAAAGAAGTTCCAGATTGTGTAATTCGAGCGATTGCTATTGCGCTTGGTAAGAGTTGGCTGGAAGTATCAGATGAACTTTATTTTTGGTATGCACGGAAAGAATTCAGCGTAACCTGTGACGATAAT